TTCAGCAATCGGGATAGCCGATGGCGTAGTAGTTGCACCATCACGAGGAAACTGGTTCGCTTGACCGCTACTGGTTCTGTAGCCCTTGAGAGGCAATTGTTCAATGATGTTGTATGCCATGTTCAGCGCAACTGTTTGCTGCGCTGGTTCAGCTTCTGTCCATGCATCGGTGTAGAGCTTGTTGGCTGTAAAATAGGTCAGAGCCTCAGCTACTGTGTTATAGCTCATGCTTTACCTCTCACTTTTTTATCACCATCAGTCGAGATCGTGGCCGATTGGCTCACAGTCTTCTCTACTTTGGAGCTGCTTTCTCCGGGATTCATATCAGCTTCAAGATCCTTTACGCCTCGTGCTGCGCCCTCTGGGTCGCTGGCTTCGCTAGCTACTCTTTTCTGAGCTAGCAGTGTTGCTGCAGCACGTTCGATGCGTTGCAGACCAGCCTTCTTAGCTTCACCTTCAGGGTAGCCACGAATCTTTGAGGCTTCAGTGGTCGTAACCAAACCGGCTTCAACATCATCAATGAGACTCTCAGGATCAACGAACAATATGTTCGATTCCTGTATTTCAGTTAGCATCTCAGATATCTTTTCGTAATCTACACCTGTCGAGAATAGTAGATTCACGATCTTCTTCTGCATCTCACGCTGGAAAGTCTTACTTGGGCTGGCTTTCAAGATGACGAGTAGTTGCTCAGCTTCTTTGATTCTTTCTTCTGGTGTCTTGAGCGTGTAATCTTCTGGATAATGTATACTACCCGCTTTGGTGCCCATGTAGTAGGACCACATACGCGTAATGAAACGTTCGAGCTTCTCCAGCTCGTCACCAATAGCTTTGAGGCCATAATTGAGGCCACGGTCATTCGCGGCTGCGTGGGTATTTGTGACACCACCGAGGCCCAGATGCAACAATGTACGCATCTCGTCACGGATTGAAGTCTGCTTCGACATCGAGGCTTTAAGCGGCTCGGGTGAAGGATGTATGAATTCTGGTGCATCCATACCCTTGGAATACCTGCGACCACGTGTCGGACCAACATCAACATTTTTTACAAGAGTAGTTAATTCTTCGTTCTCACGCCTCTCGTCTTCAGCGACAGAATTAGTAGGCAGATTGTCTAAAGCGTCTGTAGCTGGATCATACTGCTCAATGTAGAATGGGAAATTACTTTCCATGCAGTAATGATTGTCTGATGACGCAAGATTGAGTAGTGTATTCTGTTGCGCTGCGATATCATGCAAAAGTGACTGACTAATTTCTGCCCTGTAGAAAGGTATTTCAGGCAGATCGATCAGCTTATTACTCAATTCGTCACTATTCTGGTCATAAATTGTTTCAACGACACCACCATCAGTCAGCTGCAAGTGTCTGTACTTCTTGATCCTACCAGAGGTAAGGCCGAACTGCTCGATATCTTCTTCAAAATAGAGTAAGACGGATTTGAGGATCTTATCCTCCTCTTTCCAAGCCAGGATGTCCTCTCTGCGGTAGATGTAGCAGTAAGGGTGTAAGGTTGTCGGAACATCGGCTTTAGTGGCTGACTGCGGGAGAGTAGGCATGTCCACGAAGACGCCGACGTATTTCAGGTAGAGCATCTCATCGAGAACATTATTCCCGATGAACTGATTCATGGATGAACCGTCGTTATCCACTCCGCCATTTTCGCCATCAATGGCTCTGATGTAGCTGGTGTCTGATGTCTCACGTTTGACGTCGGGGAGGCGATTGGTAACAGACAAACTAATCTCGCCTACATACGCTTTCGCGTAAGCAGGAGAATAGGCCAGATTCCGGCGTCGTATGTACGCAGAAGCACCTTCACGTAGAGAATACTTGAATAGATACTTATCAATGTATTCATCATTATTCTCCATGATCCTGCGATACAAGGCTACCTTGTCATCAGCGTACTCAGGGTGTCTGACTTTGATTATTTTAGTCGGTTTCAATGGACTCACTCCTGCCAAGACCCATAGATAGGGCGAAAGCTATTTCGTTATAATTCCTACAATGTGCATAATGGTCAGGCTTCTCATTGAGATAACGCCCGACTGGGTTGCCATCCTTGTCAATCTGATAGACACGAACTGGAGACTGAAGATTGTCTAAGTATTCCTGAGGCGTATCCACTGGGAGGATTATATCCTGCCGTTTGAATCGTCCGAGGCTCAGGTCGAGCCAAGAGGTGCGGTCAAGAGAAACAAACACGTCACGCTTCAGAATCACAGAACCTGTCATAGCGTTAGCGTAATTACATAACCAGACTCGTGCAGGATAACGATTACGAAATTCGATAGCCTTACGACGCTCAGGGTCTTTGTCGATGACGCACATGTTGACTCTGTACTGATCCATCAGACCATCAAGTTCTTCGAAGTCTTTAACTTTACACGCTTTGACCAATGTTGGCTTGCTTCTGAGGTTCACGTCGTTGACGTTTTTACCATTAGATGCACCGTTGCCAACTGACCACTCATTAATCTCAACGTTGAGCCATGTTCCTACATCAACGCCCATCGTTACGTGGCGATCAGCCCGCAGGGATGATAGCATATGAAAATTGTCATGCGTCATGCACGCACGGAGCGTAGGTTCGTCGAGCTTCGCTCCTTCGATCAGGACAGGTTCACCTCGCTGACTATTGTAGTATTCCTGCTTGTCTGTTGGTGACAGGAAGGATTCCATGTAGGCTACAGCCATCTCCCATGGAGCCATGGCGTAGGAGTAAAATTGTGGAATAGTGTACCCTTCAGTCATACGATTCTTATATTCCGGGACCCATTCGCAATTTGCCTGCGTCACATATTCTGACTTATGGGGTAGCGTCGCTCCGCAACGTATGCAAGCGTAGTAGCTGTTCTTGATCTTCGGGTCGTCCTTGTCATCGGCTGTGATCTTCAAATGGTCCTGACACATTATTTCTGACCGGCCGCAGCTTGGGCACTTAAAAGCGTATTGACACATAGTACTAGACTGGTAGACCAAGTCGATACCATGTCCTGGAATAGTCGGAGTACTGATCTCAAATACTGTCTTCTCTAATTGGCCTGTGGTTCTTTGCTTGGCGAGTTTCACCATGTCTTTGGCTATCTCGTCTTGCTCATCAATGACCACACGGGCAGTAGGTGCTGACTTCAACTGGGAGCGGCTACGGCCGCTCCTGATGTAGAGGCAGGCTATTCCAGCCCTCTTGAGTCCGAGGTTCTTCGTGTCGGAGAAGAGACCCTTGAGATGTGGGCTCATCTCAAGGGCCGGGTCGAACCTTGTCGAGGAAAAATCTACTGCGTCGGGTCGTACGGTCGGAAGAACATACATGACACTTTCTTGCAGAATATCTATGGCATAAAAGGATCGATTAATCGCCACTTCGGTGTAGCCCATCTGTGCAGCTTTACGACCACAAATGTGGTGGCAATTTGATTCGTGTAATGCTCGTGACCATGGGTGCTCATCGAAAGACCAAAAATTGGGTAACTGTGTCAGATGGTCAATTGACATGACCCTGTACTTCTCCGCCCAGTCAGCCGAATTGGTGATAGCAGAGCGTGTCAGGCCATCATTTATTTGGGCTTTGACTGCTTGGAGCATCTTATTCATCGTCTTATTCCTCGTCTTCAATGGCGAGTGACTCAACTGAGTCGACTATTTGGGCCGCGATAAGACGTTGAACCTCAGGATCTGTGACGTGTGTGCTGACAATGCGGATAACATCCTGGGCGAAATTGATTAGTTGATCTTTGCCTAACAGGTGGCCAGTCTTCATCTCGACCTTTTGACAGGACTCAACGGTTCGTTGAATTGTCGTGATGAGACTCACTATTCTGGGATGCTGAATCACGATCTCAGTTGCGCTCTTGCATTGATTGAGTGTTTCCTCCAAGGTGATACGTGCGATAGATACTTCTTCACGTAGGGAGAGGATCGCATCAGATGACATCTTCTCAGTGAGCCGGCCTTTCAGAACTGTGAGACGGTAGTTACGTATTTTGACTTTTTCTTGTGCAGAAGCTGAGACTCCGTGCTTGGGGCAGTACGAAGTACCTGGTACTTGCTTCAATAGGCACGGATTATTCTGGCCATCAAAGGCTATACACTGCTCAGCCTCATTCTGTGCCCGTTCCATTTTATATTGCATATGTGAGTATTCCGTGGAATAGTTGATGTAAAGAGTATTTGGAGCTACGGAGGAATAATCCTCTGTGGTCCTTATTATACTATACACTAGATTACCAGTATTGTCAAGAGAAGAATGAGATTATTTTTGTACAAAAAAAATCCCCACATCTATTCCGACAAATAGATGGATACATCCATTTGAACGGGTACAGATATAGGAACCTT